CTTACATTAAATTTTTTACAGAAATTCTGCGATAATATCTGTTGGAATTAACCTGCAGACGACCTAGACCCTGAGTTTCGCCCTCAGCGAAGGGGTTAGCTACAACAGCGTAACGAGTCAGGAAGCCAAGTTTAGGAGTAAACTGGTTCTGATCAACGGCACGAACCATTTGTAGCGGCAAGTACGGACAATAGAAAATTCCAGCGTCATATGGATTGCTACCTTTATAACCAACAACGTAATACTGATTAGCACTTACGTTAGCAGAATAAGGATCAATATAAACGCGATACTTACCAAGTAGAACACCAGCAAAAGTATTACCAGTATCATCTACATTTAGGTTAGCATTTAGAGCAGGAGTATAATCAAGTACACCAGCCATGGTTAGCGCAGAGGCTACGTCGGCAGAGCACATGATTACGTTACCCTTCCCTCTACGGGTACGCTGGGCGATAGCGTTAGCATCACGCTCAATCTGGAATAGAAGACCCTTGAACTTCTCAACGGACCAACGACCGTTGCTGTCTACGTCTAGGTCAAAGACACCAGGAGTAGCAACGTTAACGGCGGCACCTTGTTCTGCTACTTTATAGATAGTACGAATAATTTCGCGGTTGATCTCAGAAAGGATCTCAGTAGACAGAATGTTGGCAAGCTCAGCTTCAGCGGATAGACCGTGAATAGCTTTAAGGTCCTGAGCTAGCTCTAGGCTGTACTCAGCTTTCAGCTTACGGGTACGGGCTTCAGCAAGAACTTTCTCAATGGAGAAGCCCATTTCGTTGAAGTCATTACCAGCGCCATTACCAAGGTTCTCACCATCACCAGTCTTCATACCCTGACCGAGGTTATAGGCATCTTGAGCCTGAGAAGCGGTGGGGTTGAGTAGACCAGGGTTGCTACCTAGTTGAGGACCAGTAGTACCGATACCAGCACCAGTGCTACCAAAGCCAGCAAGGGTACGACCATCATTCTGACCAGAGAATGAGGTATCTACTTCGTTGTAGAAAGTCTCGTTACCAGTCTGACCATCGTAACGGCTACGCATGGCGAAGATTAGGCCGGTAGGGCCGCTCATAGGCTGAACGCCAGCTAGGTCATAAGCGACCAAGTTAGGCATAGCACGACGGATTAGGCTGATTAGAATAGGGTCAAAACCAGCTACAGGGCCAGCAGCAGCGGCGCTACCACTGAAACCACCAGAAAGGCCAGGAGCATTGGCACTATTGGTGGGGGATTCCATCAAAATGCCAGTATTGAAGGAATTTTGCTCTAGTAGAAACTGCTCTTGGTTCTCAAGTAGAACGGCAGTTACGTTACGACGGTGTGCATCTTTGATAGGATCTAGCCCATCATAATTTAGAAGTGGAGCCCACTTCTCTTGCAAATTTTGTGATTGGAACATTTGTTACCTCTTAAGTTGTTGTTGTTTGATTTTTATTTAAATCAGTGGTTTGCCAGTAGTGAAGCGGCCTGAAGATAATGAGCCATAGGACCCTCTACCGTATAAGGAGTGGGATCATAGTCAACGCCTTCAGATAGCGTTTCAGGGTGGCTACGAGGAGCATAATTACGTACAGGGAAATAAGATTCCCGTAGAGTCTCCAGTTTGTCACGATATTGGTCTTCACTTTCAAACTCAACACTTTCTGCAAGTGAAGCGAGCTTTTCTTTCTGAGTGACGGCAAGACCATCAGCTACAGTATCAAAGATTCTATCCGCCACAGACTCAGAGAGTCTTTGGTTCAGGTAGACGTTCTTCTCAATTTGCTCGTTGAGTTTAGTCTCCATCTCATCTAGTTTATTAACCATATTCTCAAGAACATCATATTTTTCCTCAGGTAGTTCTACATAATGATCTTCACAAAGGGCTTTGAGACCTGCTAGGAAGGACTGAGTTAGCTCTTCCTTAATACCACGGGTTACAGAAAGTTTGTTCTCATAGAGCCATTCTTCTGCAACATACTCAAGGTAAGAATCAACACGCTCGGTGAGTTCTTCCTTAATTACTTGTACTTCTTCTAAAAGTGCTTCTTGATACTGCTCTTCAAGAGATTCTTGAATTTCAGATACCTTAGAACGAAGGGCAGCTTCAAAGATAGTTTTAGCTTTTTCTTTGAATTCTTCAGAGAGATCTTCGCCACCTACAAGAGCTTCAACATCTTCGTCAATGTCAAACTCTTCGGCTACTTCTTTCTTGGACTTCTTCTTAGGTGCTTCTTCTTC